TGGGCGTCTGCCACCGTCCAGTTGTCGGGGTACGGCAACCCATTGCTGAAGCTGTAGGTGCCGAATGCAAAGCCGGCATCTGCGGCCAGTGCGCTGAGCAGTTCGCTCCAGACCAGTGTGTTGCCGTGCTGGGCGTCACACGTGACCATGCCCGATGGTGTGCTGCCCAGGCGAAACAAGCCGCCGCCGCGCCAGACGCGGAACTGGCCGGCGCTGGGGGCGTTGGTTTCCATGTCGGACTGGTTGCTGTAGTCAGCGCCGCGGGTCAATGCGACGCCACGGTCATAGACGGCGGTGCAGTTGAGCGAATAGACGGTGAACAGGTAGCCGCCGGCGCTGACCTGGTAGATAAGCCGGCTGGTGTTGACGCACGGCGGGTTGAGGTTGAGCACCTTGCCGTACAGCCGGGGTTTGATGGTGCCTTTGATGTTGTCAGCATTGCCCTCCAGCCCATTGGGCAGGCTGTTGCTGCCGGCGTAGTTGTCACTGAGCAGCGGGTTGTTGAGGGCCAGCGTTGGGTCTTTGAGGCGCACGCGCAGGGTGTTGCGGTCCCACACGGCTTGTTCCATGGTGGTGGAAAACAGCTCGTAGGCGCTGCTGTAGGGCGCGTCACTGTCGACCTGCAGCAGGCGCAGTGCCTGGCCATCGAGGCCGAGGTAGTACAGGTCACTGAGCAGGCCGTCGGCGTTGTTGAGCGTCATCTCACCGAATGCGGTGCTGGCCATGCCGGCAAAGCTGGTGGGCAGCTGCTGCAGCAGCACGCTGGGCTGCATGATGCGGCCGTCGTAGTAGGTGTTGGGCGGCGTGTCGGTGGGCCGGGTCATGTAGCCGTCGGTGGCGTAGCGCAGCGTGGTGGTGGTGCCGGCGGTATCGGTGCGGGCCGTGAGCTCGGCCAGGAGGATGGTTCGTCCCATGATTTATCAACCCACTTCGCGCACATTTCGCGCGATCCAGTTCGCTTCTTCTTGCGCCTGCAGCATGGCCTCTAGCTGCGCCTGCTGCTGGGTCGCCTGCTCTTGCTGCAGGCGCACCAGGGCCTGCAGTTGCAGGTTGGTTTGGCTGCTGAGGTCGGCGATGTTGCCCAGCGTGCTGAGCTGCTGGGCGGCGTTGTTGGCCAGCGCGGCGGTGCTGTTGTCAGCGCTGCTACCGCCTACCAGCGCGTCGGTGATGTAGCCGCCTGGCGCCTGCGCGGCGAGCTGCGACAGGGTGAGGCCCGAGCTGGCCAGCACGTCGGCAATGCCGGCAAAGCTGGTGGCCACGTCCAGCAGGGCCACCAGGCGTTTGCGGGCGTCTTCGGTTTCAAGGCTGCCCTGGCTGTCGACCAGCGCGCGGAATTGCTCTTTGCTGCTGATGTCAGTGCCGATGCCGGCGGCCTTCAAGGCGCGCTGCACGGCGCTGGCGGTGAGGGCCGCCTGCTCTTGGTCGGAGTAGAACGCGCCGACGTAGCCTTGGGCTTTGCTGACCAGCACGTCCAGCCCGCCGGCCAGCTTGATGAGCGCGGCGCTGGCGTTGACCGACAGGCCACCCAGCTGCCCGAAGATGCCGCCCAGCGGGGCCAGCGTGTCACTGAGGCCTTTGGCCGCAGCGGCGGTGCTGAGCATTTCGTCAGCCTGAGCTTTGGTGAGTGCAGACGCCTGGACGGCGTCAAAGTATTCAGCAAAGCGCTTGGGCAGCACGCTGTTTTGCAGGCCCAGGATGAGCACCTGGCTGCTGGCGTCTTGAAACCATTGGTTCAAGTCACCCGCGGCGATTTTGGTTGCGGCGGTGCTGCTGGGGTCAGTGCCGCCGGTTTGCACACCGCCTACCGATTGACCGTTTTGCAGCACATGCACGGTGCCCGCGCCCAGGCCTTTGCGGTCAACATCGGTGCCGGCGAACAGCTGCACGTTGTTGGTGTAACCGCCCAGGCCTTGCGAGGTGGCCTGCAGGGTTTGGGTGATGGTATCCAGATAGCTCTGCAGGCCGCTGTTGTATGACGCATCACCATTGCCGAACGACAGCATGCGGCCAGTGACCTGGCTGTAATTGCCGGCGCCATCGACCTGACCACCGGCATAGCCGAGCTTGGCGCTCTTGTCGCTCATGAGGTTGCTGAGCACGATGCCGCCCAGCACGATGGGACCCAGCACGCCGGCCGCCAGGCCCAGGCCGCCGGCGATGCTTCCGCCGGTGATGGCCGCACCTGCACCGCTGAGCGCCGCCAGGCCGTTGCCGGCCATCAGTGCCTCAAACCCGCCCATGGCGGTGGCGCCGAACGTGGCCAGGCTGCTGCCCAGTGTGGCCAGGCTGCCCAGGTTGCCGAGCAAGCCGCTGCCACCGCCGCCCGCAGTGCCGGCTGAAGCGCCGCCGCTGGCAGTGCCCAGCAGGCCGCCTAGCAGGCTGTTGATGGGGTTCATCACAGCTTGCACGCCCACCTTGAGCACGGTGGTCTTGAAGGTGTTTTTGATGCCTGACCACAGCGTGCCGAAGAAGTCTTTGCCCGACTCAAAGGCGCGGTACAGGCTGTCGGTCAGGCCGGTGTAGATGCTGTCGGTGGTCTTTTTCCACTCGGCGGCGCTTTCTTGCGCGGCCTTGATGTGAATGCCTTGTTCCTTCAGGTCAGCCAGGGTGCGCAGGGCTTCGGCCTGGCGGCGGAACTCGGCGGTGACGTTGCCTTCCATGTCCCAGGTTTCAGCCATCTGGGCGTTGCGTTCGGCGCTGGTGGCCTGGTCGTGCAGTTTGGCGGCCTCCAGCAGTTCAAGCGCGTGTTTGCCGAGCACGGCGGCGTCAGTGGCGCGCAGTTGCTGGGACTCTTCGTCACCGATGAGGCTGGTGCGGCCGGTGGTGGTGGCCAGGTCGCGCTGTTTGGCGGCCTCCAGCGCTTCGAGCGCGGCTTTGCCGCCCAGGGCGGCATCGGTGGCGCGTTGCTGTTTTTCGACCTCGTCGAGCAAGGCCTCGGTGCGCTTGCCGATGGTGTCGATGTTCTTGTTGTTTTCGTCGGTGGCCTGCTTCATCCACGCGACATTGCTCTCTAACTGCGCATTGCTGGCGATGAGGCTGCGGGCATGCTGTTCTTCGGCCGCGCTGAGCACGATTTTGCCGGTGCGGAGCTTGTCTTCCAGGTCGATCAGCTCTTTCTCGGCATCACTGAGCTTGCGGCCCTGGGCCAGCTCTTGGTCGAGCGTGGTTTGCTTTTTGACCAGGGTATCGATGAGCTGCAGGCCGGCGGTGTGGGCGCGCTCGTATTCGGCGATAAGTTTTTTTTCAGCTTCGGCGGCGGCTTTGGCGGCCTCGGCGTTGCGCTGGCGGGCGGCCTCCATGCCTTCCATCACGCTGGACAGGTTGGACATGCTGCGCCGGGTTTCTTGACCGGTGGCGTCAACGCCGCGCAGGTCGGTCATGCGGTCGCGGAAGGTCTGGCCCAGCAGCTTCTGGCCCCACACGTCGGCGATGTCCTCACCGGTGGCAGTGGCCACCGTGGCCACGCCGGCGAAGCCGCCCTTGAGCGAGTCCCACGCGCCGGTGACATCGCCACTCTTGAGCTTGGCCATGGCTGCGAACACGCCCGCAAACATCACGCTGCCGGACGCGGCCACGCCCGCAATGACCTTGCCCAACATGGGCAGCAAGCTGAACAGGCCTTGGCCGACGTCGAGCAGGTAGCTGAGCGCCGTCATGGCGCCGCGCGCCCAGTCGGCCAGGGTGCCGTCTTTGGCCAGGGCCGAGATTTGGGCCTTGAGGCCACCGGTACCGCCGGACATGCCGAGCACGGCTTCGGACGCCTCATACAGCGCGGGCAGCAGGCCCATGCTGATGTCTTTCTTCCAGCCGTCGGACTCTTTGCGGATCTTGGTCAGGTTGTCGCCAAAGGCGTCGGCCATGGCGGCCTGCAGGCGGCGTGTTTCCTTCTCTTGGTCGGTGAGCTTGGCGGACACCTTGTCGGCTTGCTCGGCCAGGTCAGCCAGGAAGGGCAGCAGCTTGGCGCCCTCTTTGCCGAACAGCAGCATGCTGGCGGCTGTTTTGTCGCTGCCGTCGCGAAACTCGCCCATGCTGCTGGCCACCTGCAGCAGCTGTTGTTCAGGGGTCAGGCGCTTGAAGCTGTCAAAGTCAATGCCCAGGGCCTTGAGGGCGAGTGCGGCGCCCTTGCCTTCCTCGTTCGTCAGTGCGAGGTTCTTGCTGAGCTTGTTGGTGGCGCCTGCGATGCCCTCAGCGCTGGTTTCACTGAGCGCGCCGATGCTGCGGAATTGCGCCAGCGCGGCCACACTCATGCCGGTTTGGATGGACAGGTCATGCAGGCCAGCCGTAGCGTCAATGCTGCCCTTGACCATGCCGATGAATGCGCTGGCGCTGGCGATGCCCACCAGGCCGACAAAGGCCTTTTGCGCCAGGCCGACGGCACGCTCGGTGTCATAGAGCCCTTCATTGACGCCGCGAACGGCGGTCTTCACCTTGTCGTCGTCTTGCACCGACAGGATGAAGGCGATCTTTTTGCTGATGTCGAATGCCATGTGGGCTCTCAGGCGTTGGGATCGCGGGGTTTTTCTCGGCCGTCTCGCCAGGCGGTGCGCCAATGGGCGTCCAGATCACTGAGCAAGCGCGACTCCCAGGGCTGCAGGTGCAGCTGCATCAGGCCCGACCAGGCCGCCAGGTCTGGCCAGGTGATGGGCTGTGGGGCATTGACGCCCATGGGCCGAGCGAGGCTGAGCTGGCGAAACCACTGCATCAAGTGCGCCAGTGGCTCGGGTGCAGGTGGGGTGCGCAACTCGTCGGGCTGCAGGCCGGTATTGCGCCAGGCGGCCATCAGGTGCTCACGCAAGGTGGCGCCCTGGAGCACCGTCAGGTCGAGGGCGAATTCGGCGCGGGCGTGCTCGAAGAGCTGTTCTTCGAGGGCTTGATGAAGTTTCCCAGTTCTTGGGCCTCTTCGATGACCTGGTCACGCAGCCAGGGGTGGGCGCGGTAGAGATCGCGGGCGGCCTGCTCGCTGAAGGGCAACGACTGGCCCGGCGCGCTTTCAATGCCCGCCCAGCCCATGGTGTAGATGGTGGCCAGCTCGATCATGCTGTCTTCCACCTCGTCCAGGCTCAGCGGCTCGGGCTTGCCGCGGCGGCGGGCCGCGACGTCACGGGCCTGGGCTTGCTGCAGCTTGATGCGGGCGTGCTCACGCACCACCTGGCTGCGCGGGCCGCGCACGGTGATGTTGGCGCCGATGCCCTGTTGGGTGCCGGGGTAGGTGGGCTCGAAGGTGTAGCCGTCTTCCGAGGCCTGGGCGGTGCTGGGGGTGGCGGATGCGTTGAAGGTCATGGCTGTGGTGTGTGGTTGGGGTGGCAGGGATCAGGCGCGGCGCGCAGTGCAGCCGCGCCTGGGGTGGTGGGCGCGTCAGGCCAGGCTGTCTTGCACCCAGAGGGTGGTGGCCTCGTAGCCATTGCTGCCGTCACCGACGCTGGCGGTGAAATTGAAGCTTTGCACGATGGCTTTCTCAGCGTCGGGTATGTCACCACCGCTGGGCTTGAGCACGGGGATGACGAGGTTTATGAAGTCGGTGGCGGCGCTGGTGGTGTCACGCAGCTGCACGACAGCGGGCACGGTGGCCGCGGTGTCGAAA